TAAAATAGATTCCATCTGATAATACAGGTTGAAATTCCGCTGGTGTATTTGTAAAAATTATACTCATTTGTTTTGTTAGTTAAAAATGGTTTCGTCAATTAGTTCTTCCAATAAACTTTTACCATACTCTCCAAGATAAAAGACCACTCTGTCTTGTGTAGCCTCATATCCTTTTTGTAAAAATAATGTTGGAAAAATACCATACTCACCAATACTTCTTTGTATCATAAATAATCTGGCTCTATTGCTAATAAACCTTCCTCGTTTATCTCTAAATTGTGGTAGTCCTTTTTCTGCAATCCAATTTTGTATTGCTGATAGTGGTGGATACTTCACAGTAGAACTATCTCTCTTACCCCTCCTACCATAGTTCACCCACAACCAATAATCAGCACCAGGAAAGGTTACTTGAATACTAACATCACCATTAGCCAATTCAACAGGTTGTACTGTAACACTATTATAAAGAGTACCTGTATTGATTCTATTTGATATGGCACCAATATATCCCCCACCTATAGGTTTCCTCTGTCCATTGAATGCTCTTGAACCCCTAATTTTTGTTAGTTGTTCTTGAATATCATTTTTCAGTAGGTCACTCAGTAAATCTAATATATCAGAACTATTAGCCATATTATGCTGAAGGTGTTATTGTTGGTGTTGGTGTGATAGTTGGTGTAGGACTTGATGATATACTTGGTGTGGGGGTTGGGTAATAATCACAAGCATCTATTGTATCATATACAATTAAAGGTACTTCAACAGCCACACCAGCCACATGGTCTCCAAATCTCTCAAAGAACGGTAATGCATTTATCGGAAAGTTCACATCAAGATTATCATAAACTTCAGGTAATGTATTCATACCCCTTTTGATATATGATAAAAACCTTCTTGCCTCTAAACTCATATCACTTACACAATCTTTTTCATTTGATAAATCCCAGTTTAATATATCTGCGAATATCATAGTCATAGAATATACAGTCATATTTTCTTGGAATTCTATTGCCTGTGGTACAACAAATAAAAATGGATAATTTACAGATGAACCTGATACATTTTTACCAAAGTCCACTAAATTACCATAACCAAATGTGTTTAACATAGGTGATTGTTCCTGAAAATATTGTAGGTAATCCAAAACCTTGTGGAAGGTTGTGTATTGATTCATTACATTACTCATCTTATTTGTTTTTGTTTTTGTATTGTTTTAATAGCTTTAGAAATAGTACATCTGTTAACATTATATCTTTCCGCCAAATCTCTTTGATAAATACCGACAACTAAATGTTGGTCGGCTATTTCTTTCATTTGATTATAAGTAAGTTTTGAATTAGGATGTTCACCAATTTTTCTTTTGTTTAGAAATTTATGGAAGTGTTTGATGTTTTCATTTTTAGTAACCCATTCCAAATTGGAAAAATCATTATTCAATTTATCCCCATCTTTGTGATTTATATCAGGTTTATTTTCTACCTTTGTTATGTAACATTCCGCAACTAATCTATGCACCAAAAAAGTTTTTCTTTTACCCTTATGATATAGACAAACAGATTCATACCCATAAGGGGTGATGGTCTTTTTCATAGTCTTTTTTTTTCCTATAACCTCACCATTTGATTTTATGAAGTAGCCTGTATTTCTGAATTCAATCATCTCATTTGTTTTTGTTTTTGTTCAAGTTTTTTTAATTCATTCTGTTCTTTAACAATTCTGTCTTTTAATAAAGAAGCTGCATTGAGACAGAGATACATATTACATTGATTCAGTCGTTCAAACTTTGTTATATCGTTTCCTGAGAGTTCGTAAGTGAGTTCAAAATAAAATCTTGCGGCACTTTCGGAAGGAGCCATTTTGGGAGTATCTTCCTCATCGGAGTCATCCACTTGTTCACCAGTATCTTCGTCTTCAAAGAAATTTCCATATCTTTTATGAATTGAGTGGATATTAGCAAAAAAAAACTAGCACAACCAAACCAATATTCTACAGGTAAATCTAAAAACAATTTAGCCCTTTCCATCACATTATCACCATCAAACTTTTCAAGCTTATAGGTTTTACCATCTTGGATTATAACTGGTCTATAAAGTAATGCCATCAGAATATGGATATTATCATCAATCTTATCTTTTTGACTGAAGATTTCTAAATCTGTCCATTGCCCCCAACTCATATTCCCCCAATCATTTTCAAGACCATAACTCACACCATTAAATACAAATGTAAAAATGATTTTATCAGTTGGTGTTTTTTCTGTGTGTTGTGTTAAAATGGATTCAACATATTTTATTTCATCTACAGGGAGTCCCTTTAGTTCTTTTGGCTCCATATCCAAATATAGAGATAATATATTTGTGGCGTTAGTGTAAAAATTTGGGTTCTTCTGAACCTTCTGATACCTACCAATTGTTAGTCTTGGGTCAATATCAATTGCTTTATTATTAATGGTTACTTTTATCATACAAAACTGAATTTTTTTTGTTTATTTGCGATTGTGCTCTCTAATACATATCGTATAGAGTCTATGGTATGGTTGTCCTTATCTTCAGGTACATCTAATAATTTACCATCCTTATCGGTCTTCCATTTATAGGATTGAAACTCTTTAAGAACATTATTTGATTTCTCTGTTATGTATAGTTTGTGTCTTTTCATTAAGTCCAATCCATGTAATATACTTTTTTTATTCACCCCTCTGATGGTGAATTTCTCTCTTCTAATTTCTTCTATTGATTGGGGGGATGCAGAATCAGCCCAAATAGTATCAGTTTGACTTATACCAGTCTCTTTTATCTTATAAATAAAATCTTGTATGGTTAGATTCTTAACATAGAGTTTTTCATCAAAAAATAAATCTTCACCATTTTGATAAACAGCAATAAGAGTTGATGGGTCATTGTATCCAAAATCCACACCATACCCTAATAACTTTGCATATTCAGGTACTTCCTGTATTGTATTCCACTTATTAAAGACAAGTGTGGTGGCAATACCTTTTTCACCTAATGTGTAGATTCTGTAAAGGTTTTCATCTTTGTCTTTTAATGACTCAAGTTCCTTAACAATATTTTTATCAACAAATGGGTTATCCTTCCAAGTTGTCTTGAAGTAAAAACAATCATCTCTTTTTTCCAAGTCATATACCCAACAGGATAATTCTGATGGGTTTAAGTCTAATATAACTTTATCTGTGGTTCTAAATATTAATTGATTCCAATCCTCAATATGTAATTCGTTTGATTCGTTACAATATAGATAATCTCTTTTAGAACCCCTTAGTTTTTGTGGTTCATCAACAGAGAACCAGTTGATTGTGTTTGTACCTAATTGAAAATACCCCTCCATTTTATGCCATTTGGAATCTTCATATACACCAAACAATTCTAAAATATCTTTTAAGTCTTTTAATACAGAGTTTTTTAATGATGGTAGAGTTTTTCTGACTATGGATAAAGTTTTGTTTTCTTCTTGTAATAATTTATAAATCCAATAGATTAAAATATTATAAGTTTTACCAGAACGAGAACCCCCCTGAGCAACAACAATCCTTTTATCAAGGTCATCAGATTTTAATAATTCATCAAAAACAATTGTTGTCTGTATCTTCATATTCTTTGTTCTAATTTCCAATCAAACCCCCACAGGGTAAAGTTTCTTTTATATCCTCTTAAGATATTGTTAATGTTATTCACACAAGGTTTTCCAAAGTAATTTTCAATTTCTTGTAGTGTGTTAAATGTTTGTATAAAATTACCTTCCAAATCATACTGGTTGATAATATAAGTTTCCAATTCCTCACCATTTAATCTTTTCTTTGAGAACTCTGCGTATTTTTCATTTAACTCAAACCCAATGTAATTTCTATCATTACACCCCAATCCAGTAGTTCCTATTCCACTAAAAACATCAAGGATAGTATCACCTTCATCTGTTAGTAAATTGATGAAATATGAAGGTAATTCTTTGTGATATGGTGCGGGGTGTTTAATAGTATTATCCCCCATTGTTGCTGCGGTTGGGAATCTAAATACATTATCAGGTCTAATTAAAAAAGGTGATGTCTTCTTTTGGTCAGCCATAAAACTTTCTTTAACTCTTTCCCCATCAACAATTTTGCCGTGGTTCTTAATGTTCCATTTATATTTTGACCTTTCTACATTTGATTTGGCTGGTTCCTTTAACGCTCTATCCATATAGAACTTTAACTCCTTTTGGTTCTTAACAAAATGGAATATAAACTCTGTATTATTTCTAAACCTTTTCTTTGAACCATTTGGTATTCCATTCATTTTATGCCAGATGTAGGTATCATAAAACTTTAAGTTTGTTTCCTTTTGACTGCGATAGATTAGTTCATAAATGAATGGGTTTCTTAACCCCTTAGAACAATTATCATTGATGTTTAGTATGAAACTACCACTTGGTTTAAGAACTCTCTGTATTTCATTGAATAGGGGTAATAACCA